GAATTTTGCAAAGCAAAAGACATATCAATAGATAAGTACTTTGAGTTTTTAGGTAGTAACCAATACGACTTGGACAATATTGTTAAATTAATACATATCGGTTACAAATCCGTTTGTATAAGTAACAAACAAGAAGTAGAATTTACCGAAGATGATGTTTGCGATTGGATTGATGAAATAGGCGGAATTTTTAACCCTGAAGGACAAGTCCTTTTGTACTTAAAGTATATTGTTGAAAGCACAGTTACAACAGTACAAGGAACACCGAAAGAAGAAAAAAAAAAGTCTAATAAAGTTAGGGTGGGATGATGTTTTAGTAAAGGCTGCTGAATGCAATATAAGACCCAATGAGTTTTGGGGTATGACTTGGAAAGACTTTTCTATTATCGTAATGGGTAAGGAAAAACAAGAGTTAAACGAATGGGCAAGGACTAGAAACCTTGCCTATATTGTATATTTAAGTAACACGGCTGAAAAATCACCCAAGAGTATGAAGTCTTTTTGGCATATACCAGCGATTGATGATTTGGAAGTAGAAGAAGAAAAGGTAATGCTAACAAGCGACCAATTGGCAAGGACATTAAAGTTGTACGGAGTAAATTAAAATATTATGGCAGAGAATGTTGGTTTTGATGTCAAGATTGGGATGGATATTAGTGAGATGCAAGCCGAATTGCAAAAATCTCAAAATCTATTAAGGGAGTTTCAAGCACAATTAAAGAAATCTACGAACACTATTGAGATTAATATGCTCAATAACGAGATTAAAAGTTTAAATGGAACTATTGGAAAACTTGAGATGGGAATGCAGAAGGCTGGTAAACCAATGGGGGATGCTTCGCAATCATTAATTAACTTCTCAAGAATTGCTCAAGATGCACCTTATGGGATAATGGGTATTGCGAATAACCTGAATCCTATGGTTGAATCGTTCCAACGATTAGCTAAAACGGAAGGTGGAACTAAAAAGGCTTTACAAGCAATGGCAGCTGGTTTAATTGGTCCAGCAGGTGTTGGAGTTGCAATTGGTTTAGTATCTTCATTAGCGGTTACATTTAGTAAAGAAATAGCAGAATTCTTTAAAGGACCAACTGCCGAACTAGAGGAATTTAGAAAGAAACTTAAATTGGTAGCTGATGATATTTATAAGTTAATTGGTCAAGAACAAACAAAAAGAACTAAAGGTATTTTATTAACTGAAGCGATTGTAGGTGGTGATAAAACGGCACAAGAAGAAGCATTAAAAGAACTACAAAAATTATATAGCAATAGTACTGCAATTAAGAATGCAAAATTAGGTGAAGATAAAGCGTATTATCAAACTTTAGTAAATCAAGCAGCAATGCAAGGCGATGCGGTTGCTAAAGAAAAAAATAATTTAGCACAATTAGATATTGCTTATGCAGAAAATATAAAAAATGAAAAGAAAAGAAATGCAGAATTAAAAAAGATTACTTCCGAAAAATTAGAAGGAACAGGATTTGCAACAAGAAGGGTATCGGTTACTGAACAAAAAAATAGAATTAATGATGAATATGATATTTTAGGTAATAATATTAAAAAGAATATTGCTAAACTTGAAGCAGATACATCAAAGCAATTAAATACAATAACATTAACTCCTACTCCTGAAACAGTTAAAAAGGGCGGAGTTAAAACAATAGATGCTTTAAATGAATTTAGGGCTAATTTAAAATACGAGTTAGCTAAACAATTAATGGATATTGAAACCTTCAAGAAAAGGTTTGAGAAAATAGATACATCTTATATTCCATTTGTTTATAAAAAAGAAGCTGTAAAAGAAAGTGAATTTAGCAGAACTACAAAAAAAGAATTAGCAGACCCATCACAAAATAGTTTAGGTAAGTTTTTAACTACAAATACCAAAAAACTAATGGATAATGAGGCAGAATTAAAGAAAACTCAAAAAGCGTATGAGGATTTTGCTAATTCAATATCAAGAAATGTATCAGGTGCTTTAATGGGAATGTATGCAGATTTACAACAAGGACAAACAGGATTACAAGCGGTAGGTGATATGTTAGGTAGATTAGCTGAACAATTTGTAGCTGCAATATTACAAGCTACTATTTTTGCTGCGATTATGTCAGCAATAAACGCTGGAACTGCTGGAGCATTAACCTTTGGTGGATATTTTATGAAGGCATTAGGAATGGCTGATGGTGGAATTGTAACAGGACCAACTCACGCTTTAATAGGCGAAGGAAATGAAAGCGAAGCAGTATTGCCATTAAGTAAATTAAAGGGAATGCTAAACACAACATTTAGTGCAGGTGCAATGAGTGGTGGCGTTGGAATGGGTGGCAATGGTTCTTTTGTATTAAGAGGCAATGATTTGGTTTTAGCATTACAAAGGTCAAATTCATCATTAAATTTAAGGCGAGGTGGCATATAACTTAAAATACCAAATAACTGCTGCAACCAAAAACAATGAAGTTGCGGTTGTTGAAATGTATATTGATGATACAGTTGCTGCGGTAATTGAATATCCTGCAACTGCAATACAACTACAATACATCCCAAGAAGTGATGATATTTACGAACCTATTTATGCAAGTCAGTTAAATGTCAGTATTGATGTAACGGATGATGATGATAATATGCCTGACTTTACAACATTGAACGATAGGAAATATTTAGTTAAGTTATTTATAGATAGTGTTATTTATTGGCAAGGTTGGGTTTTAAGTGATTTAGTTCAATATTCATTTACCACAGGAAGGAAAGAATTATCTTTTAATGCTATTGATGGACTTGGTATGTTAGATTATATTCCATTTACTTATGTTGAAACTAATGTAGCAGGTAACACAAAATTAAGCCCACAAAGCACACTTTATTTTTTATATTCTTGTTTGGCTAAAATAGGATTCCCAGTAGGATTGAATTTAATTACTGCTTGTTCTTATTATGCAGCTGGTATGTTAAACAGGGGTGATGGTAGCCAATACGAACCATTTAATCAAAGTTATTTACGACCTGTTTACTTCCAAAATGATGATGAAACATACGAGACTTGTTTAGTTGTTTTGACTAAAATATTAAAGTCATTTGGTTGCAAACTTTATCAATCTAATGGCAAGTGGTATATTGTAGCGGTTAATGAATTTGCTGCTGCTCCTTATTTTGCATTTACATATTTTACGGAATATACACCAGCAGGTACTTTAGTTACTTCAGGAACATTCAATACATTAAGTGAAATACAACCATACACAGGAAATGTAAGCGGTTTATACTTTACTAATAATAGCCAAATAAAGCTATTTAAGAAAGGTTATAACAATTTCAATTATAGATACGATATTAGTTTCTCACCTAACTACATATCAAATCCAAACCTAAAGAGTTTAACAAGTGGTTTTCCTACACTATGGCAAACATTTAATCAAGGTTCAGGCGGAAGCGTTGCAATAGTTAGTAAACCATACGAAGCAAGTGATTGGTTTAATATTACATTAGGAACATCAACAGGTGTTACAGGATTAACTGAAGTGCATACAAATCCTGTTGGATATGTAACCGAGAATGACACTTTAACATATACACAAACATTTTTTGAGCAAAGTATTGATAAGGTAAGAGGACAAATACAATTACAAATAACAGGTATTGGTGGCGGTGCTGCAATCTATTATTTAAATATTGATAGCGTTTGGCAAGATGCTTCAGTTGCACCTTTTGATAATTATTATGAAGTTCCTTTAGTAGAAGAAGATGAAATAAATCAAGTATCAATAACAACACCACCAATTCCTATTAATGGCACTTTAGCAATAACTTATATGCTAACACAAGATATTGTGAATTGTGCTACTAATGTAAAGATTGGTTCTTTTGGATTGACATTTGAATCCCCTTTATCATTGATTACATCTACTTCAATAGTTGATGCTAATAACCAATATCAACTAGAAATGGATTTGCCATTAGGTTATCCAATATATCAAGGAGATGGTGTTAATAGAGTTCAAGCAAATATGGCTTACGGAACTATCCAACAATTAGTGTCAGGTAACTTTGTATCTGCCACAGGATGGTATCGTTACGGACCTTATACAACACCTACGGATGGTTTAAGCGAAACTATAATGAAGGAATACATAAACAATTATAGAAGGAACTTAATAAATGTTGATTGCAACTTATTTGGAATAACAACAACTAACGGAAATTTTGCTGCAAATAAGTTATTACAAATATTAGATACTGACCCAGCACAAATAAACATTGAAGATAATAGATATATGACAGGCAATATGACTATTGACATAGTAGGATGTGAAACTCAAGCTACTTTATTAGATATTTCCAATGTTGAAATAAGTAGCACAATAGAAACAATATTCACAGTAAACGGAGTACCTTTTAATTAATTAACTTTGTAATATGGCAGATAAAGTACAGGGCAAAAATATAATGTTGTATTATTTTGAACCACCTTCGGTTACATATCCAGCAGGAAGGGATATTGCTTTTTCGTGTTCAACAAATTGCACATTTAGTGTAAGTGTTGACCAAAAAGAAGTAACAAGCCAAACGAGTGCGTGGTATAGAGAATACAAGAACGATACTGCAACTTGGAGTGTAACTTGTGATGGTCTTATAACTTTGGATGGTTATGGCTATTTATTTTTACTTGAGCAACAACAAGACCGCACTACAATTTTAGTAAAATTTGTTATTGACAACGGAGTTGATGGTTTGGTAGTAATTAGTGGGGATTGCAATTTAACAAGTTTACAAATTAACGCACCTTATAAGGACATAGCAACGTATAGTGTATCGTTACAGGGTACAGGTGCTTATGCTACAACAGGAACGGAAATCAATCCTGAAGGGGTTGTTATTGTTGCTGGAGGTGCGGTTTACACAAAGGGAACAACGGCAGCAGGTGGCGAAACTACTATTACTTATGGCGATATGATAGGCAAGGCTTGTCTTTATGTTTCTCGTGGTGGTATAGATGTTCAGGATATTTTAACGACAGGAACGGCAGTTGATGAGCAAGTCAAGTGGAATAGTACAACAGGGGTATTGACATTTGGAAGGGTATTAGAAAGTGGGGAGTTTATTAGGGCATTATTTCAATAATTTAGTTATAAATTAAAATAAGATGGCAAATCAAATAGTTGTTTCAGCAGGTGCGAAAGTTAGGAATTTACAAGATGTAATTATTGGAACAAGTGGGGTATTGACTTCATTAGGATTTGATGTTGCAAATGGTGTGCCAAGACTTGATGTAAATGGTAAGATTTTAGTAAGTCAGTTACCTAACTCCGTTATGGAGTATAAGGGCACTTGGAATGTTTCTACAAATACACCGACTCTTGTAAATGGCACAGGAAATCAAGGGGATGTATATTTAGTTGAAGGTGCAGCGGTTGGCGGAACTGCCTTTAATTTTGGGGCTGGTCCGATTACATTTTTCAACGGAGACCAAGCTATATATTCTGGAAGTATTTGGCAAAGGGCTTCAGGAGCAACAGGAACAGTTACAAGTGTTGCCATTACCGAAAGCGGTGATACTTTAAATATTACAGGCTCACCCATTACCACAAGCGGAACGATTAACATAGGATTCAACGGAACTAATTTACAATATGTAAACGGAGCAGGAAACTTAACAACTTTCCCTACATTAATCACTTCCATAGGTTTATCTATGCCAAGTGCTTTTAGTGTCGCAAATAGCCCTTTAACGGCTAATGGAACGATTGCAGTAACAGGAGCAGGTGTTGCTTCACAATATATCAGGGGAGATGGTACTTTAGCAGATTT